GGGTCTGCTAGCTGCTTGAGGTGGTTGGAAGCCATCGGGTCCAGCGTAGTGCGGGCCACGCGTAGGGGCCGCCGGGTCTTGAGCCCACGTACCTTTGTAGTTTTCTTCTTTTGCATTTTCTTAGCCATTATCGCTGGGGTGCGGTAATCCACTGTGGCTAGCTCCGTATGTTGAACCCACCAAGCGCCAGACTGCCCATTGGTTTGGGCATCCAATTTGATAGATCAATGACGAGACCATCAGCCTGCTCAGCTGTGTACCCATCAACGGTCCCTATATAAGCGTTTGGGACCCTACCGCCTATGGACACCGAGGTGGCGGTGTTTGGAACACAAAGCGATACAGGGAAGTCACTCCCCAACGGCGTGATCCACTTAGCCACCCTCTCTTGGTGGTCTGGGTGTACGATCATGCCGTCGGTGAGGCCCCACATGTATTGGGCCTGTGTCCCATTGAAAGGGGTAGTGTCAATTGATATGGACCCTGTTGGGATGTCCATACTGGCGCCGAGACCCCTGGCCAGCCACACGGGCCACGTGGGCTCGGTGAATGGATAGAGGGACTCGGTGATTGGGGATGCCTGAACGCGAGCGTTGACTCGCGCGAGTGATGTGGTCGTATCATAATAGGTGCCCGTAGAGCTAGTGAATGGTCCAGCAGCATCATTGGCACCAAACATGGCGCCCGGTGCCCGTGTGGCCACCCAGTTGCCCGCTGACCAATTGATTCTCGTAGCGTTGTTGGGGCATGTGAATGCCCCAGCAGCGTTTGGAATGCATGGACTGGTCAAGCTCGTGTAGCATGAAGAATTCGCCGTGCCAATCGACAGGGATTGGTTGGCCCACGCAAGTGGTGCAACCAGCCCCCCTGACAGACGCGCGAATTGAGGGCATACCCACGATAACGGCAACACCCATGATGAATACGGTGTATTCACTCTATTTGACATCACAACAAAGGATGGCTGTGGACAGTTGGGGAACTGTCCATCCGGAGTGTAGTTGCTTCGAAGAGACGCTGGTAGTGGGGGTTGACCCCAAATGCTGTGAAGAAGGAGAGCCTGGCCTCATCAGTTACATCGACATGCTTGGATGACAAGCCGGTCGACATCATCTGGAAGCCATAGCCCACACTATCCCCACCCTGTGGAACTGCCACAGCAGCCATCGTCTCGTAGAGGGCTTGCAAGCAAGGTACCCCGGAAGCCACAGCAGTACCACAAACGCCAATGGCGGAGACGCGCCCCGGTACTTCATCGACTCGCACATCAATAAACATAGTGTCCTTTCGGAGGCACGCAGGGAACTGCCTGCACATGCGCCACTCTACAGACGCCCAGATGGGCTGGGTTTGGCAGAAGACGATCTTCTCGAACACATCCACCGGGTCCTCCACTTTCATGGTGAACCCAGCGGTGTGGAAGAACTCCACGAGGCCCTTGGAGAACGCTGGAAGTGAGCTGCGCTCCATCACCACCACGCAGTCGTCGCCGTTGTTGGCCAACCTGG